TTGATAGGGTGCGAACGAGGCGTGATTTGATGGCAAAGATTTATAAATTAAGTTTGTCGCCGATATGCCACCAGTGGTCGCCGAGTCATAAACGGAGACCTGAGCTGATCCGGCATGGACCGGAATTGACACGCTAAATAGCTTGCCAGCGCCGACAACCTCTTGATGCGTAGTCGATGCTGCAACCGTATTGCTGACAGTTGATGGGTATGTGTTGCCAGCCACGCCATTGATGGCCGTCACGAGGAGCGCCAAGTTGGTGCAGATGCACGGCAGATCCGCCTCAATCAGCTTGAGCGTCGAGTTGAGACCATTGATGGCGACGACGCCATTTTTCTGGGTAGTGAGGATGTCATCAAGACTGGCCATCAGTATTTTCCGTCTTGCTGGATGCGGTAGCGCATGTTGCCGATACGCCAGAAGGAGCCGATGTCGGTGCTTTCAATTTTGATCGCCACTAAACGGCCTCTCATGCGCGGCGTCACATAGGTCGTCGCCTGCGTCATGGAGAAGGGGCCATAGGAAAGCGGCGTTTGGCCGGGGTAATCCGTGGCGTAGAAGGTTAACTGGACGGTGGCCCCCTGAGAGCCGCCATAATAGCCCCACTTCATGTCAGGCCAGACCTGATCAATGAAGACCTTCACGTCAGCATCGCTCAGAGCGAAGTAACCAGTCTCAAAGAACGAGTCCATTGCAATAGCCTCGTTCGCCGAGTTTACGGCGTCGGTCGAGGTCTCGTGCTGGACGATGAAGTTGTCAGCATTTCCGGGCAGGACACCGGCGCCGATTGGAGCGCCGAAGACGCTTTCGTTGATCCACGCCGTGCGCGACAACGTCCCATAGTCCCACTGGTTGAGGACTATGTTGTACTTCACATAGGCGTTGATTTCACCCCCATTGCTATTGGTGGGGTAATACCAAGAGATTTCACCGAAGCGAGAATTGGGCGCCACGCGGATCTTGTCGAGGTTGGTCGTGTCGAGATCTTGGAAGATCACGTCCCACACGGGGCACATGATGGGTTCGACGCCGCCGCCGGAAAGCTTGAAGAACTGGCTCTGGCCCATCCAGTAGACGACACCATTCATCGAGGCTGCGGCTTTGCGACCGATCAGGCCGCATCCGGTGCCAATCTCGTTGAACTGATAGACGAAGGGCAGGCCGACATATTGCATCGCCCAGACGCCAAGGTCAGTCCAGATCAGACCTTGCTGCGGGCCTTGAATGCATTGGACGATCCGAGACCCCTTCGGAATGCGATAGGAACCGGCCTGATTGGTGGGTGACAGAACCCACGCCGAGTAGTCGTCAACGTCGCACCAGCGGATCAGGAGGAGATCCTGAATGCCGTTAAAAGTTGATCCCCATGCGATGATCTGCCTCTGAGGCATGGCGACAAACATGCCGTCATTAACCTGTGGCGCGTTCGGGATAATCGTCGCCACAGGGTTATTTGTGGTCGGCGACCACTCGTAAATAGCACCGTTCAGAGGGCATGCCAGAAGCGTCTCGCCCCAATTATCAAGCGTCCAGTCGATGGCAGTGATGGGGGTGCCGGTGCCAGAGGAGGGCGGGATGCCTGACCCATAGCCGCCGGTGCCGTAGCCGCCGACGCCATAGCCGGAGTTCGCAGCGGACGGACCTATGCCGTTGTAATAAATATATTCGGCCAGCCCGCCATTTTCCTTAGCCACGCTGACAAAGATCGTCCCGGCGACTGTCTGGGCGCCAGTCGTCGCATTGGCGTAGGAGACGCTGCCAGCCGAAGAGGCCGTTACGGTATAGGTGCCGTTGTACCCAGATGGGGTGACGCCCGCGACCACAATCGTGCTGCCAACCGGGATGGTGTAGGACGAGGAATAGGTCAAAGTGGCGGTTGTGCCGGTCCCCGTAGCTGAAAGCGTCGGCGTAGTCGCTGCCGCGCTTGATGCGTTGATGACGAAGACGCTTGAGGACGTGACGGATGAGACCGTGTAATTTCCGTAAATGGTAACGCTACCGGCGGTCAGGGATACCAGAACGGGGAACGTGTCACCGGCAAGATAGCCATGATCAGCGAGCGTCACGCTGACCGTGGAGTCCCCGCTCGTAAACGCAAAGGAGGGAACAGCGCCGCCACCCGTGACGTTAGATGTCGGGTAAATTGGCACCCCGAAGGCATTGACGGCCTGTATCTGAAACTGGCTAGTAGAGACAGGGATGACCGGGTAAAGGCCGAAAAGGATCAACCCTCCAACGCTAATCTGCGTCCTGATGTCCACTATATCATAAGCGTCGAGGCCGCTGCCGGACGCGGTAATTGTCACATACGAGCTGGGTGTCGGGGTGGCGACAGTCGTGGCCGACACAGCAACATCCGCAGTCGTCGTCTGTGGCGTGATGGTTTTCGACCCGCGAGATCCGGCAGTTCCACTGATGATCGTGAGCGAAGCCTCGGCGCCTGCCGCAAGTCTGGCAGTGCCGTTGATGTCTTCCCAAGCCCAGAGGCAGCGGATGATGGAAGAGATCGGGCTCGTGAAGAACTGGGTCCAGCCGCCAAGCTTTTGAACGAGGCCGACGCCCTGACGGTCAGGGATGAACCGGATCAGGTTGGTGTAGGAGATGGCCACCTCATTGAGGGCGGGCGTCCTGTTCTGATCGACGCCGGGAATGAGCTTGAGGGATTGATGGGCCATGCTTACCCCCGCGACGGGGTGGCGACAGTGGCAGGCGACTGCGAGGACCAGCCAGCGGCATCAAATTTCTTGCGGGCCTCCTCGACGACCGCGCTCTTTAGGAGGGCCTGATATTGGCTCTCGTAGGTGATGGCCATCTGCGGGTCATCGTTCAGGCGCCCGAAGTTGCGCTGATAGGCGCTGATGTAGATCATCGAGGCCATGATGAAGACATCCGGCAGATATTGGCTGATGAAGGTCGTCGTGTTCGTCGCTGAGAGGCTATTGGGGCGATAGGTGCCCACAACCTCGACCGGATACGCCTGATCTGGCACAGGGCCGAGGAAGAAAAGCGTCTCATTGAATGGGACGAAATACTTCGGTTGGCCCCGGTTGGCGGTCAGGGACGAGCCGTAGACGGCGTCAAGAAACTCTTTCGTCGTCGGCAGAAGCGGGACGCGGACGCAAGCGTCCGGGTTTGTCGTTGCGGCGGCATTGCCACTCGCGTCAGTCAGAAGATTGATCTGCTCGCTGACGACAAAGGTGCCCTCGGAAGCATCGCTGTTTAACGACAAGTTTATGTTGAAAGACAGGTTTCTGTTGCCGGGCGTCAAGATGAAGCTGACACCGTGCAGGGATGTTGATGTGAACATAAAGTCGATGTCACGGCACATCCGGTTCTCGGCGTAGGTGATCATCTGCGGCAAGATCGTCTGAAAAGCCGTGTCAGAAGGGTCCACGACCGCCATCGTGGCGATCTGCGTGACATAGGTCGAATATGTGAGGCCTGTGGTCATGGTAACCCCGCGATACGTCCTTTATATCACCGCCCAGCGGTTTACGCCATCTCCGACGCCTTGTCCTTAACCTCAGCTACGCGGCGGCTCCACCCCTTCCCGAAAGTGTCAAAGGTTGGCAGGCGCTTGAGGAAATCAAGGCGCTTGTCGCAGAGGGCGTCCACCGTCTGTTCGGGGTCGCAGGCCTTGATGGCCTCCAAAGACTTAGGGCCAATTACGCCATCAGCCGTCACCCCGGCAATTTCCTGAAGGTACTTTGATGCGCGCCCAACACCCGAATTAACCGCCAAGTCATAGGCGGCATAGTCAACGCCGGAGGGGAGATCATCGCCACGGATCTTGTCCCAATACATCGCCTTATAGAATGGTTTGACGATATTGGGGGTCAATTTCCGCATCTCCTCTTCAGACGAACTGCGGTTCCAGTAGGCCTCCCAAGCGCGCTGGGTGACGCCCAAGTTTGTGCGCCCGCCGGGATCACGAGGATCATTAACGTAGCCGCCTTCGTGCTGAAGCACCATGTTAAAACAATTGTCCCAGTTCTCGCGCATGTCACTTGTCCTTGGCAGCAAGAAGGTTGTTCTTTTCTTTGGACCCGGCGGATGACCCGAAGTGAAACTGAACGATGCCGCCGAAGGCTGTCCCGAGAGAGCCAATCATCATCAGGAGAGCTTCGGTGCCCGTCTTGGGCAGACCGAAGACCAGCATCCAGATCAGGACGCCGAAGAAGCCGAAGGTAATGAAGACGGCGAGCGCCTTGGGCACCCAGTCCTTGTTGGCGATGTTCATCTGCCGGGCGCTGTCGCGATCACCGGCAGCGATGCGCTCAAGGTCAATGTCGAGCGACTTCATCTGCACCTTGAAGTCGGCGTCAATCTTCTTGATGGCAGCGAGCTGGTCAGGCGTTGCCGTGCCCATAGTCTCAATGATCTGCTCTTCCGTGCCATCCTCGTGGCCGAAAAGGGCATTGGACAGGGTCTTGATGGCAACGCCAGCCAGCGGGCCTCCCAGCGCCGTGGCGATAGACGGGGCTACCTGACCAAGCAGGGGGCCGAATTTAGCGAGCAGCTCCATTTATTTCCCCTTCTCAAGCAGGGTGATGCGCTTGTCGAGCGCGGCGATCAATTGTGCTGTGTCAAACCGGATGGCCGCTCTGGCAGCAGCGGCGTCAGCCACCATGTCCATGCGGCTCTTCTCAATGGCTGCCATTGAGCGTTCGCGGTCGAGCGTCATGGCGGCACGGGCAAGGGCGCTTTCCTTCTCGACCTTGCCAATCTGGTCGCTCAAATTCTCACGGATCTGCGCCATGTCGATAGTTGTGCCCTGCGGCGGGATAGCCTTGTTGTCGGCATTGACGACCACAGCCACCTTAGACTTTAGTTGAATAATCTCGTTGTTGGCAGCAGAAAGCGAACTCATGAG